CATTACGGTGTCCGTTTTCCTGCTTTTATAGCGAGTTTACCGGCCCAGCAGATAGCCCCAGCTGGCGGCACCGAGGATGCCATCCACGCCGAGGTTGTGGTCAGCCTGCATCCGGCGCAGACCGGCCTCCATCTTGGGGCCAAAGAGCTTGTCGCCGCTCCAAATTTCATCCGGGTAATAGCCCTTGTCCTTCATCAGCAGCATGGCGGCCCGGACGTCGTTGCCCTCCATGCCACGGCGCAGCATACGCAGCTCCATGTTGATCGTCTCCTCCTTAGTTGTCGGTGTAGGTGCGGGTGCGGGCTTAGTGCCCGGCGCCCGGTATTCGATGCCGAAATATTCGCACAGGCCCCGGCAGGTGGCCTCTGCAATAGCGCCCATATGGCTGTGGAACCACTGAGCGTCGGCGGCGTTGTCGTGGAATACGTGCTCCTCGTAGAAGCTCACCGCCGCCGGAGCTCGCAGTTCGTACCAGTAATCAGTCTCCTCCAGCTGGATGGGCTGGTCGTAGATCTTCCGGCGATACTTCAGGATGCCCTCCGCCAGCTTCCGCCCGCCGGTAGAGCCGGGATAGATCATGGGCCGGTAGCCCCGGACGCTGCCGTTGGCGGCGTTGGTGTGGCTGACGTAGTGAACATCAGCCCCCCACGCATCGGATTCCCGCACCGCCTGCAGCATCAGGGCGTCTCCGTCCTCACTGGACTTGGGCGTCCGCCGTGGGCCCCGCTTATACTGGATGACGCAGGCCGCCAGATACGGCTCCAGCACATCCAGATAGAGATTGTTGTGGGTGGTCTCGTCACACCCCGCCACGGCACAGGGGTTCCAGTAGTGATACGCCGGGGACAGATACACCTTAGGCATTGTCATCACCATCTTCCAACTGAGCCGTTTTCTGCTCGACATTCACTTTCAGTCGCTGGATCAGTTTCCGCAAAAACTCCGGTACGGGGCCGCCAAGAGCTGCCACATTCTCCAGGATGGAGATCAATTCATTGATGACCAGCCAGACGATCACAATGACCGCAATCAAAAACTCCGCCTTGAATTCCACGCCCACGCTGGCGAGGCCATACCGGATCAACCAGTCCACCACGCCGGCCACCCCGACGATGACCAGATACCCCAGCTTTTTCAGGATGCCCAGCAGGCCGATACGGCTGCTGAGCTGGCCGGCACTATACGCCTTGGCCATGCCTGTAACATAGTCCAGCAACATCACCGCCACCAACACCAGCACCGGGATAACCAGCTGGAGTGCATAGGAGCACAGCGCCCCCAGTGCCGCCGCCAGCACCACTTTAATTGTGTTTTCGTGCATTTTTTCATTCCTCACTTTCCGCCCTCGTCCGGGGCTGCTCTCATTGTGTGTAGCTATGTTATAAGGCGGTATCACCTCCTTTTACACCTGCCATTTGCCCACCACCCGCAGCGAGACGATTAGGCTGTTCGCCGCCAAGCATACACCGTCAGATATGGCGGCATATTGTTATGCGCCTTCCCGCCGCCGGTCGCACCGGTCGCCGTGTTGCGGCTGATATCGAAGGCCGCCGATGCGTAGGGATAGTACCGCCCGCTGCCGCTCTGAACGCCCATATCACCCACGGTGAACGCCTTCTGGCTGTTGGTGATAAAGCCGTAGTACCCTGCTTGATTGGCCGGATTGTGCGTATGGCTCGGCATTTCCGCTGTCGTCAGGGTGTGGCTGGCCTCGCCGCCGGTGGAACCAGCTGCGAATGTATCACCCGCAGCCAACAGGAATACATCTTTTATGCGCTCCCATGTCCCGCCGCCAAAAAGATCGGCCGGGTCGGTGGCCGCAGTAGAGATATATACACTCCCCACCGGATGCGCATAATCAAGCAGCGTCATCCCTCCTACCGCCAGTGTACCGTCTATCTGTACATCCCTATCAAAATAAGCATCCAGCCCAACTTGAATTGCGTTTGCCTTGTCACAGAGACGGCCCAGCCCCACAGATAGCAGATGCTTTGCCAGATGGTAGAGTGCATAGGCCGCCGGCAGATCTCTCAGCGAGGAGCCTACACTCTCCCATGCATCCGTCGCCACCACACGCACCTCGTAGCGTTTGCTCTTGTCCGCCGCAAATACTACGGATACGTCCGTTGGAGTATACTCTCCTGCCGCCGGGCGTCCTGCCGTGGTCCAATCCTCAGCGCCGACTTCTCGATACTGTACCGCATAGGTGGCGCTATTCTTTGTGCTCAGTGACGTCACAGCCCCGGAAAACGTCACCTTGCCATATGTCCCTGCCCGATTGGCGGTACCGTTGGCATTGCAGCGGGCCGCCGTGATGGCTGAGACCGTAGGGCGTGCGTAGGCCAGCACCGTAATACTCTGGGTCTTTGTGGTGGTTCGGCCTCGGCTGTCGGTCACAGAACAGGTGACGGTCAGCGTCCCGGCATCCGGCAGGTAGTCCGTAGTGCCGGTGGCGGAGGCTCCTGCGTAGATACTGCCCACCTTGACACTGTACGTCTTGATGGTACTCCCCTGCGCCCCGGATGCGGTCAATGCCACCTTGAGCTTACTTCGCAGTTGCACATAACCGCCATAGGTGGTGCTTACGTTGGTAGGGTCACTGAGTGCCACCGTCAGCGACGGCACCACATTCGTCGGCACGGCCAACGACAGCTGCAGGGTAGATGCTCCTACATATGTACTCCCATTGTACGTCTCTACCAGCAGCGCCACCGCCACCGTGGCGGCATTGGGGGCCTGCTGAGCCAGAGACACCGGCGGTGTCCAGCTATAGGACGTTCCTACCCCAGTGGCGATGGTCTGTTTGCCGAGCTGGCCGCAGGAGTAGTACAACCGGTGTGTAAATCCGCTGCTGGCTCTCTTGATGGTGATGGTCAGCGCCGTCCCCAGCGTATCGCCGGAGACGGCGGCCGTGGACGCTCTGGGGATAGTAGTCAGCGTTACAGTCTCCGACAGGGAGAGGTGGCGGGGCGTATAGGAACTGTCAAACCCGCAATCCCATTCTGCCGTCAATGCGAGACTCTTTGTGCCGTCTGCGTTGTGGCTGACCGTTATAGATCTGCTGCCCAGCTTGTACCAGCCGGTCGAGCTGTAATTATACGGGCTCCAGGACTTGCTTCCCTGCAGGATATAGTAAGCCTCGCCGGAGCTTTCGTTCTGGCTGTATCCGCTCCCGTCGTATATCCAGAGAGCCAGACTCAGAGTGCTGGTGTTGTTGGCGATAGACTGACCGGTAATGGACCAGTCCAGCCGCAAACGCCAGCCCTTATTGGTGCTGCCATAGATAGACGCCATGTACTCCTCCCATCAGGCGGCGATCACGTCGCCGTTTTCATCTTCCATCCACACCACATTGCCAATGCACAGGATGGAAACCTTGATACGCATGGCCTCTACACCCTCGGCGGTGATCTGCAATTCAGGGGTATTGTTCCGCACGAACTGCAGTACGTCGTTATCCAGCCGCAGCAGTATCTCGTTCCCGCTTTCACCTATAATTAAACCCTCAGATGTAAACCTAAACGCTTTGGTGATCTCGCTGTACTTGCTCTGGAGATCACCGTCCACATCGTCGATACGCTCTGTGATACGGGTAATGTCAATGCTGAGCTGATCGGTCAGCACCGAGAGTTTGGTAGATACCTCCTCCTTGTAAGACTCGAAGTCTCCGGTTTCCACATATCTCTCCAAGGCGGAGAGGATAATACTGTCGACATTCCTCTGCAGATCGGTAATTTGCTGACTGGTGGACCGGATCACCTGATCCAACTGCTGCCGGGTATCCTCTTTGATATTTTCCTCTCGGCGGTTGGTTTCCTCGTCCCGCCGCCAGTCCTCCTCTATCTGTGTCCCGGTGTAGGTGGCTCTTGTAGCCCCCATGGTAATCTGCGTGTTGCCGGGGTCCAGAATATCCGGTGACAACTCCAGCAATGGGTACGAGGCTCTGTATCCATGCGGTGTGCTGGCCAACAACGTCATGCGTCCTACCCTGAAGTGCTGTACCGCATCTTGCCACCCCAAGTCTACCGCCCGGACGGTAATGGTCTCCGGCATAGCGAGGCCGTTGTCTGCCAGCGCCGCCTTTGCCTTGGTCTGCAGGTTGGCCGGGACGGTCACATCGTCCCACTTGATGCAGCGGGTAATGCGGCCATGAGCGGCAATACCAGACTTGCTATAGATGATCTTGCCACTCTTGACGAGATCGTCCGTCAGGTCAGTGTCTGACAGCTCAGCGATGGTCAGACCATCCTTCCCCAGCGGCAGGATGGCCGTATAGATGTCGGTGCCGTCCAATTCTGTGGTCAGATCCAGCAGATTGGCCGCAAACTCCACCGGCTGTGTGTTGGTCAGTGGCAGGTCGGCGTAGTAGTCCAGATAATTGCCGTCCGCCTCGTAGCGGATCAGCAGATGCCCGCCCAGCGAGGAACCGAAAAGTTTACCCCTGACTGCCTCCATTGTGGTCTGATAGTCGGTGCTGCTGCGGGTGATATAATTGTTAGGATCCGTCACTGTACAAGTGCCGGGCTTGAGTTGCTGCTCGACCGAGACCTGTGCGTTGTGCTGCCCCAGAAGGTAGTAGAATAGATACTCTACCACGTTGCCGCTTGCCGCTGCCTCCTGATACCCGGTGTCCTCCGTGAAGTCCTCCGGATATGCGAATGGCTCGATGATGCTGTCGTTGAGACAGGCCAGCAGACCCTCGGTCTCCACGGTGTGGACGCCATAGAAATCTATCGTGTCTCTGGTAATGCGGCCCCGGTAGATAGGGGTAGCGCCGTCTGTCAGTTCCACCACGCCGCTCATTTTGCGGAGCTTATCCACATATGGATGCTCCGGCTGCAGCAGGAAGGACATTTCGCCGGCCTTGTCCACTGCCAGATGGACCTTCGGATCCCGGATGATCAGCCTGTCCTCCGGTGTGGCAAGCCTTGGATCGTACAGGATATAATCCTCATATGTAAGGCGGTACATTACAGGCTCGCCTCCTGATACTCCACAGAGATACTCCCGGCGCCGCTGGCCGCTTTGGCCTTGAGGATGTTGGGCCCGGCCGCCAGACAGATATCCGCCCGGCGGTAGGTCCCAGCCGACAGAGTGATGGTGCTGCCGCCCCACAGCAGAGTGGTAGCCTGCTCCACCGTGATAGTCGGGATGACCGGCCGCCGCTCGTTGGGCAGGGACAGCTGCTTGTAAGCCGTCCCCAAATCGGAGCGGGCCACTGTGGTAGGCATCAGCTTGTAGCGCCAAGGATCTGCCAGCATCGTCACCGGGATCCTCCCGCTATTGTACTCACTCACTGCGCCTATTTTCAGCGTACCCATCCGATAATGCGTTGCATCGGGCGGAAATACCACCTTCACACGCTGGCCGTGGTAGCTGTTCAGCAGCTCCGTCCGGATATTCGACAACTCCGCATCTGGTTTCCCGGCGAACAGTGTGAATGTGATCTCCACATCATCAAACACCGGTTCTCCGGTCAGCGCACGACTGGCATCAATGCTGCCGTCCATTCCCGGCACGGTGTATCTGGTCTCCCTTGGCGATGGGGCCGGAATGACGGCATCCGCCAACAAGCACAGGCCGTATTTCTCCAGCACATCCACACCGTTGATGCTTATACCGTACAACATATCACACCACACCTCTTTCCTGCTTCCCACTGCTGCGCCGCAGGCCGGTGTCTACCCAGCCCACCACCTCGCCGCTGTCCAACACCACCTGCATCTTCTGCAGGCGCATGACCAGCATTTCCAGCAGCGTAATAACGGAGCCCCAGCCGGCATCCGTCTCCGCCGGTCTGCCCATATCTCCGGACACGCTCATGGCCAGTCTGCTTTCCACACTGCCCGTAGTCATTTGAGTCACTTCATCCATGGCCGATCTGATGGGGTGGAGGTTATCTGTAATACCGTCCGCAAGACCCTGATCCAGCATCTTACCCATCCAAGCCATCTCGGTAGACGGCGAGTGGATGCCGAAGATCGACTTGATGCCGTTTAAGATGCTTTTCCCGAAGCCCTTGATCTTATCCAGCACCCAGCCGGTTACATCACTGATACCGTTCCACAGGCCTTTAACAAGATTGCTGCCAACACTTCCCATTGCATCCAGCAGGCTTCCCAGCACCTTTGGTACAGCACCAATGATACTAAGAAGCGCCTGTACCGCCGCAGACAGTATCTTTGGCTGTGCGTCAATGAGCGCTTCCGTAATTGTCCATATGATGTGGGGCAGCTCCGGTATCAGCGCATCAATGATGATGGGTATCGCATTGATGATCCCGTAATTCATTTGCACCGCAGCGTCCACGATGGTCTGCACATTGGAGGTCAAGAAGGAAACTATCGTCTCGATGATTTCCGGTATCGCCTCCAGCAGCGGCGGTATGATGATCGGGATTGCCTGCACAACTGCGTCAAACAACTGCGTAGCCGCCGCCAAGATGATGTCAATGCTTCCACTCAGGCACTCGGTGATCGCCGTCACGATCATAGGCAGTTGGGCAACGAGGATCGGCATGGTTTGCGTGATCCCTTCAAGGATAGCGTTCAAGATGCTCCCGCCGCCCTCCAGCAGCTGTGGTATACCTTCCGCAATCGCTTCTACGATGTGCGGTATCATCAGGGCAATATTCAGAGCTACGTTCGGGATAGCCTCCGCAAATCCCTGAAGCATCCCATTTGCCGCCTGTATTCCGGTCTCGATAAGCCCCGGCAGAATAGCGACTACCACCTGCATGGCCGCAGCAGGGAGCGTTGTGATGACATTTGCCAGTGCCGGCAGGAGATTATTTGCAAAGTTGATGATGGTCGTTTTCAGGGCGGCAAGCGATGGCGCAATGCTGTTGCCCAGCGCCATATTGCCCAGCACATCCTGCAGGGCCGCCTTCACAGCTCCCATAGAGCCGGAGAGCGTTTCTTCGGATTCTCTGGCAAAGTTTCCTGCGTACTGCTCTGTCCGCTCGAAAAACATTTGCATGGCAAGCTGTGCCTTCTCCGCATTGCTGGCTGTATTCCACTCGAAATTGATGCCCTTCTCCAGCGCATATGCCTGTAGCGTTGTGGCGTTCATAGCCACGCCCAGATTGTCCATCATGGTAAAATTGCCCTTTGCGGCACCGGCGATAGATTCCAGTGCCATAGAGGTGTCAATGCCCATAACCGAGGCCACATCCGCCGCCCGCTGCATGGCCTTGGCCGTCAAGTCAAGGCTTTCCTGCTGCTGCAGCCCGGAGCCCTGAAACAGGGCTCCCATTTTATTGGCCGTGGCCATGTACTCCGATGCGCTGGTGCCCATGTTCTTGTAGGCCGTCTTTGCAGTCTCCTGAATGGATGCGGCAAAATCTCCGAATACCGCTTCTGTACCGCCGAGGTTCTGTTCCAGGTCCATTCCCTCTGTAATGGCCTGTTTGATAGCAGTGCCGATTCCAATAGCGGTGATGGCTTTTTTGATGGCGGCGCCCAGTCTTGCCCCTGCATCGCTCCCTGCCTTTTCCGCAGGGCCACCCATTTCCTCTTTCAGTTTATTGGTCATGCCCTTTGCAGATGGCAGGATCTGCACATATGCTTTTGCCAGTTCAGTCGCCATAGATAATCCGCCTCCTTGCTTCCTCGAACTCCTCCGGAGATGCGAAGCCTATTGTCTCCGTCTGTCCTCCGGTCATGGCCTCGATAATAGACTGCGGGCGATTTACACCACGCTGTCCGTCTCTCGTCTGGTGCCACACCAGCAGGCCCAGCCGGTCAGCAATGGTTGCCAGCAGCATGGTTTCTGTGGCAAACTCCTGTTTGTTGAGCCGCTGCATGATGCGGCTGTCTGCCCTCAGGCCAAAAGCGAGGACTGCCAGCATCCTGCCCGGCAGCCCTCTCAGATCATAGATGTGGTAGGTCTCCGCCATGTCACAGATCAGCGCATCTCGATCCACGGAGATCATTTTGGCGAGGGCCATTATTTTTTTCCGGAGTCACCCATTGCGGTGATAATCTCGGCCAATGCCGCAGACACTGCCGAGATAGGCACACGGCCCTCCTCTGTTTTCAGGTGCTCGTACAGGGCCCGCTTACCGGGTTCCCCCAGCAGTCGCCGCAGGACCTCCGGCACCTTCAAGAGGTCCCCTTGGTCCAATGCCGCCAGATCCTCGATCACCAGAATATCGTCCATCACAGCCGGATCCATGTCCCACTCGAAGCCGGCAGAGGTTTGGATATGCATTTTCTCCATATATCCTCCTTACGACGCCGCCTTGATGTATTCGTAGTGGGTATTGCCGCTGCCGTCCGGCTCTGCGGAGATGGTGACAGCGTAGCCAATGGCTCCATCATCCTTGTAGGCGATCTCGCCTACCTCCGTGATTGTTCCTTTCGGGATCACAATGCGCTTCAGGGCGCCGCCCTTCAGGATCATGTCCACTGCCCAGCAGCACGCTTCCGGCTCATCCGCATTTGCCTTCACTGTGATCCCTGTCGCCAGCGTCCCGGTAACGTTGCTCTTGCCGTAAACAGCTTTCAGCACATCCACATTCATGGACTCGATCAGCGTCACCTTGAATTTGTCCGGCTTGGATTTCTGCGGCGTCAGCACCGTGTCCCCGCCCCACGCCTTGACCTCCTCCGTTTCCGGCGAGTTCTCATTGGTCAGGCCATCGTCCGAGCAATAACCCAGACTGGCGAAGGCCTTATCCAGTGCCGTCGTGGCATCAGTAGGCAGCGTTGTCCCCAGCGCCGCACAGCTGACTGCACCGCCGATTTTTGCTTTGCCGGCAGATACATTTGCGGTATCGCTCATATAGCACCTCCTAAAAAGTAATGTCATATACCGCCTGATAGCGGTATGTCTTGGTTTCAGTGTCCGTATAGTTGTAGTCACTGTTGAGCGCCGAGCGAAACACCTCTGGCCGCTCCGGCAGCGTATCCATGGCTGCTTTTGCAGCCTCGTTGATCTCCGCCGCACGCAGTAGGGATATCTGGCTACAGGACTTCACAGTGATCGTGGCCCGGTTGATATGATCCGTACGTCCGCTTCCGGTCTTCTCGATGATAATGTACTCATCCTCTGACCGGTCCGGGACCTCCGGATAGCACGGAAGCTTTGTTTTCTCTTCCAGATGACGCAAAATAACGGCCTCGATCACTTTCCGCCACCTCCCACAGCTTTCAACAGTTCATCATGCTTCAGGCAGGCACGTATGGCACGTTTGCTGGTTGTGCGAATGCCGACGTTCCACCTCTTTGCGCCGCAGTAGTCAGATATCTCATAATCTTCAGACGGCAAGCGGGCCATGATCTCTTGTCCCTGCTCCATCAACATATCGTGTACCTCGTCGGAGCGGAGCAACTCCCGCACACCGGTGAGCTTAATTTCCAACTTTGCCACAGCAGCAGCTCTCCACCGTCACTTTCTGATTCCACTCCAGCGGGATCAGTGCCTCTATCCCTCTTATCGGCTTACCGATGACCCGCCATGTCTCCCCGAAGAATTGGACTCGCTGACCCTCCCAGATATGAGGATCACCCTTAGGGATAGCCAACTGGTACTCAGCCCTTCTGCCGGTCAAATTCAGTGTATCAAGCACCTCTTGTTCACTGACAGGGGCCACCAGCACATTTTCCACAGGGATAGATATCTCACTGTAAGTAGGGCGATTGAATGCATCTGTACCTGTCTGCTGCTTACTCAGCAGCGTCACGGTTATTCCGGTCATACAGTTCGATCACCTCCACCCTCTGGCGAAGCAGGCCCAGCCGGGCCAGTTCCGACCGTTTGATGAACAATCCGCCGCCGGGAACCAGAAAGGTCCCGCTGACGGAATATCCCAATGCACTCTGCGACATTTGAGTCATGGGCGCACCGCTGGTAGGCGTCATGATGGTCCTTGCGACTACATCAACAACTACGGACTTGACCACGGCGAGGAGCACCCGCCCTTCCTGCAGCATGGTGTCAAGATTTCTTCCGACGTTTAGTGCCTCCTGCCTGAGACTGTCCGACACCAGCGGCAGCAGTTTCTCGGCCCGCTGCGTCTCCTCCGGCGTCAGTGCTCTCCACAGATCTATCACGTCCTGCAGTGTCGCAAAGCTTTCGCTCATCTGCATCCTCCTTATGCTCAGGGGCAGGAGGCCTCACGGCCTCCCAGTCCCCGCCAGACACGGTGCAGTCCGTCTGGATCACCGCACCCGTGGCTTTATTTCTGTATTCCATCAGCCGTGCCCCCCGCCAGATGCGGCAGCCTTCACCAGCGCAAAGGCATTGGGTGCCAGGATGCCCCAGCCGAGGTATGCCTCCGCACGCAGATACACCTGATTATGGCCCTTCAGGTCGCCCATAGTCGCATCGTTGTCGGGGTTGCCGTAGCGGATGATCTCCATGGGGATTTCCTTGGCAAAGCCCCAGCGGAAGTAATTGAAGTCGCCCACCAGTGCTCGGTCGAGGCTGGAATTGGCGGACAGGGTCAGATTACTCTCAGCACGCAGGCCGTTGATGGTGCTGGGCGCATTGCCCCAAGCCAGCTCCGGATAGATCTTGCGGCCATCGGTGGCAACCATAGCCGCAAGAGAGGACTTAAACGCCGGCGCCATGATGATGCCGTTGACATCGTACTCGCTGCCCTGTACCAGAGCAATGGCCGACTCCACGTTGGCATCCGGCTTATCGCTTGCGGCAATAGTCACCGTCTGCGTAACCTTGGAATCGAAATGATTGGCGCCGATCACGGAGGACGCCGCAGCCGTGCGGGGATTGATGCCGTGGAAGGCCATCAGGTCGAAGCCCTTGGCCAGCTTCGCTGCAAAGCCATCGGAAAAGGCCCGCATATAGTCCAGTTTCACATCCTCGGACGAATAGAGGAATTCATCCGAAATGCGAACACCGTATTCCACCTTCACGGGAACGACGGTCACAGGCGTAGCGGTGGCACCGCCCTTGGACTTCGCTCCATTCTCGGCTACCACGTCCACCTCACGGTCCAGCGAGAAGGTGAACTCCTTCATCCCGTTAAAGGGGATCGGCTTTGCCGGGCACAGGGCGGCCAGTGCGCTCTTGCCCTTGGTGAGGTTTACCAGCTCCGGCACCAGCTCCTCCGGGAACATACTGCCTCTGCTCAGAATATCTGCCATAATTTACTCTCCTTTTGTCAAATTCTGTGTAAGCTGCCGCAGGGCAGCTTCCTTCGGGTCCACAGGATCACCCTCACAGTTTCTCAGGGGCGGTGCTCCCTTTGCCTTCGCAAACAGGGATGCCAGCGATTCCGCATCCTGCCGGATGCTCGCCTCGTCCTCTCCTGTCAGTCTGGATGCCATCGCAGCCGGCAAACCGAGTTCCAGCGCAACTTTCGTTTTTACCGAGTCGGTCTCGTATCGCTTGTTTTTCGCCGTCAGCTCGTCGATCTGTCTCTGCAGCTCTGCGGTCTCATCGGCTCTCTGCTGCTCCGCCTGCTGGAAGGTGCTGATCTGCTCTTCATAGGTGCTGATCTTGCCCTTCATCTCGTCATAATCTGCGTATTTTTCCGCAGTGACCCGGCGCTCACGAGCCAGCCGGTCCTTAATGGCCTCGTTGAACTCTTCCTGCGTGGTGATGGGTGTGAACTCCATGCCTTGCTCCTCTCCCCGCTTACCCGGCGGTCGGTATTCATGTTAAAATCATACAGCACCCCCGCACGTAAAAAGTCGCCCCGTTTCGCTGTGCAAAAACGGGGCGACTGTGAATTATGCGATTAGTAGCTGATACGTTGCTTTACTGGCACGTCACGGGCCTCATTGGCCGCTGCATATGCGAGGATCACACTGTCCAGCAGCGAGATTTCAACGCCTTCTTTGATAGAACGATACCCGAAGCCGCCATTTGAGCCGATGGCTCGTTTTTCGCTGTTGGTGGCCGCCTGTTCCAATGCCGGCTGCCCCATGTGGCAGATCCTGCCAGAATACAGCCCCTGTTCAAAAGAGGCGTTGGCCACAATGATCTGCTTCACAGACGGCAGCTCCGGAGATTTGATTTTGGCATCCTTCATCTCCGCCGCCAGAAGACTCTGACCATTGGCGCCATCCACCACCACTTTCCGAACAGCCGGTCCCGCCGCCCGGATAAAGTCTATGATCCATCCGTTGCCCGCTCGGACCGGACGACAGTCTATGGACTCCACGAAGATTCTGGTATCTGTGGTCTTGATGGCAATGGACAGACTGACATACTCTCCATCGTGGCCATACTTCACGCCGACGAACATTCCGCCCTGAAGCTCCGGCAATACCATCTCTCGGAGCTGCCGCCATTCATCCGGTGTAATAGCTGACTTCTGATTGTACCGTATCCAGAGGCCCAGGCGCTGGATATTGAAATCGACCTTATCCGAACCGATCTCGTCCGCTACCGCACGCTCCTGAAATACGGTGCCAAGAGACGGATTGGTCCGGTACCACGCTTCCCGGTCATGCGGATCTGTCTCGTGCTCCACACTCCACTCGGCCCATCCGGCATTTTCCTTCGTCCCCGCCAGTACATCGGTGCGGAACTTGGTAAATACCGTGCCGCTGGATACCGGTGTGGGCGGCGTCCCGATGAATATGGTCTGCGGATTCTTGGAGTCCGTCACCACATACTTCAGGGCACTCTCCTGGTCATCCTGATACTCCTGCGCCTCATCGATCACCAGAAGGTCGAAGCCTTCGCCCAGGCCGCCCTTGCTGGTGCGTGTGCGGAACTCGATTTTTCCGCCGTTAGATAGCTCGATGCGCTCCTTGCCATATGCTCGATAGGAGGACACGATCTCTACGCCCTCCAGCTTTTCCAAGCGATCGTATAAGCGCTCCCAAGCAGCGTGCGTGGTGGTGGTCCGGTGCGCCGTGTGCAGGATATGTTCCCCCAGCTCCGCCAGTCCGTACATCTCACGAATCAGCAGCACCTCATTCTTACCGTTCCGGCGAGGAACAGAAAAACCGAACTTCGTGTGGACCCACAGCCCCTTCCCCTGCGTGCAGGCCATCATGTCCTTCAGCATCCGCTTCTGCCACTCCTGGGCCTTGCGGCCGCTGGTATTGTACAAAGCC